TAATGAAGTTGTGCTCGTTTTATCTTAAACTTAGTCCTATTGAAGTTCTTGTCTTTAATGTAAAACTCGTCTAATAGGTTTCTACTCATAATCTTCTCCCTTATCATCAGGGTCTTTATCAAACTCTTTTAGTATATCTTCAATAGTAACATCAGCAACGATTGATTCAGTTCTAATACTAAACTCCTGTTTTGCTTTATGCTCCAAAAACCACTGTGCTACTTTAGGGTCGCCCAAGTTATCTACAACAGTTTGCCTTGCTTTAAGTATTGGTCTGTTTTTAAGTAATCGTTTTCTCTCCAAAAACTCTGGGTGTTGCTTTTGATAATTATATAGAGTAGATGGTGAAATATCTGCATAAACACACGCTTCGTCATCAGGTGCCCCATACGAAAAAACACTTTCCAGTTTTTGTAGTATTTCATCTTTCATTACAGTGGGTCTACCACCTTTGTTTTTTGCCATTATTATTGCCTTAATATTTTAGGTGCTACTTTGCTCCAATCAATCTTGTGGTGTATTCTCTTATGAACTGTTCCTAATTGTGATATCTTTATACAAGAAGGATTATACATTACAGAGAAAAACGACTTAACATAAGTTCCATAATCTAAATACATATCTGTTAATCCACTTGCTTGTGATTGGTGCATTGTTTGTATTATCTTAATCAATGTAGTTGTGAAAAACAAGTATCCTTGACTACCCAATCTAACATAGGTTGTTACATCTTCGTTCATTCTACCTACAAATTGAAACGGTCTATCTGTACTACACAAGAAACTATTCATTGCCTTACGCATAAGTTTAGGTTCTGCATTACTTCCTTCTTTCCCACCCATAAAATCACCTCCCTGTGCAAAAGCAATAGTCGTCGTAGGTGTGTTAATGTAAAACTCTAATAAACCATTTATGACATCATCTAATCTATGTATCTGACTTGATATAAACTGGAATTTGCTGTTAAAACTATACTGAAACTGGGTGTAATCATCACACATAATCATAAAGTATTTTTTTCTTTGCTGTTTTGCTAAATCAAATATAGTATTAGCAGAATACATTGAACTCCTTAAATCTCCTGAATTATCTCCTGAATCAAACTTCTTATACGCTTCCAGCTTATCAAATACCAACAACCTCTCTTTATATTTTGCCTTATACTCTGGTAATGCCTCATCAGTATTATCAGCAACACAGAAAATATCTCCTGTATAGCCACTCTTTCTTAGTGTTCTGTAAGTCCAATCTTTATCAGGTCTGCCATACACCATAATAAAGATAGCAAAATCATTCCTCATCATATCCTTCTATATTCATTAAGTAATCTGTTAACTGAACAAAACCATTTTCTATTGCTTTATCATAGTCAATAATAACTAATGCGAGTTTTTCCATTAGATCCTTTGTGTCACCATCTGAGTGTGCATAGTAATCTGCTATTTTCGCATAATTGAATTCATAAAATCGTGTTGCTGCTTTTAACAAAAAATCCTTTTCCTTTTCTGGTAGTTTTGAGTTCTTAATAAGTTCTTGCAAATCATCTGCTTTCTTAGTGTTAACTATATCATTCAAACTAGGTTTCTCATTTTTCGGTTCATATATAGGTGATTTTATTTTCTTTGTATAAGTATTATCATCTAATTTAGTAATGTCAAATCCTGTAAGGTTCTGCATTTCCAAACTCAATGTATCTAATTCTATTTCAATCAAATCCATATCCCAACCACTTTCAGCAACCTTATTATCGGCTATCCTCAACATAGTTTCCTGTTCTTTTGTCAATGGAAATTTCGCTTGTTCTCCCATTACTGTCCTACCAAGAGTGTCAGTAATCCAAATGTCTGGTAATTCCATTTTATCTTTATATTTCTGCCAACACATATACCTTCCGTGTCCTGATATAATGACACCTTCCTCATTGACTAAGCAGTTATACCTCCAACCTACCTCTTTAACTATTTCTGCTAAATGCTTTAATTGGTCATTAGGGTGTTTCTTAGGATTTCGTTCATATGGTCTAATTTCCATTGTTTTCTTTTATGAATTTATGTATTTATATTCATTATACAACAAACAATCTTTCGGTAAATCTTCAAAGTTAAACGCCAGTTTAGTTGAACCTTTAAAAGCACTCTCATAATAGTGTTGTACTGCATAAGAATTACTTAATATCTCATCAATAGACGGAAATCTATAACCAAATAACTCTGTTTTGCCATCAAACTTAGTAGGACTCTGGATTGAATAACACTTCTTTTTTCCCAACCACCCAGGAACAACTCCAAAATACAACGGTGCATATGTCTTAATGGCCCTATCATAGTAAGTCATTTTACCTAATTGCCACATTACAAAGTTCCAACCAGCACTTGTTTTCTTAGGAGGTTTCATTAAGAATCCATATGTTTTTTCTGCTAATCTTTTAACATACCTACTATTCTTACTATCTACACCCATAGGAAAATTCGCTAATGCCTTTCCGTCCCAACTACCATCAGCAACATACAAAGGTAAATGTGGTGGTGCATTGAACTTTACAGCAAAAGCACCAGTAGTTCTCGCTGGTATGCTAGTATAAAACGACTCATTAGGTAATTCTCTCAAAATAATAGTATCCAAATCCATAACAATACCACTATCTCTTGCCGATACTGTCATACGAACATAATCTGAAATGTGCGCAATACTATGCCCATTTACTAACATCTGAAAAGCAATCCTTGCTGGTAATATATCATTTGCATCTCTTGTCTTAGAAAAGTTCTTTATTTTCTGATACGAGTATAGTTCAAACTCACTTCCAAACTTATTGTGTGATTGTATAGTCAATAATTGAGATGGAGACAAATAAACTTCTCGTTTCAACCATTCTGATAATATAGTTTCACCACCATATTCACTCCAAAATAGGACTACCTTCATAATAGTTTCCTAACAAGTTATTTTTTAAGTTTCCACTTCCTATGATCCTTTTTCTTAGGTCTATACTCACCATCTAATCTCCTCAAATATCCGTTCTCATACGCCCAACTGCTTGGTAATCCAAATGCTGTTGGATTGTGTATCTTCTGATGACAAGCATCTGTATACAATACACCATTCCCATTACTACACACCCATATTACATCATCAGTATTCTTTCTGCCATCTATATGGTGCTGACACAACCACCTTAATCTCCCACAAACTGCACAATGCCCTCTGACCCACTTTGTTTCTTTTGTATATGTTGATATTAACATAGTTCAGATATATCGCTTAAATCACTATCAGAAACGCAATAGCACTCGGTATTATATGTTTTCAACTTAGCAATTTCCTTAAACCTCTTTTTTGATATAACACCTATCACCTCACCACTTGTAAAGTTTTTATTTACTCTCACTAATATGTATGCGTCTATACCTCTATCTTTGTCCTCATCAATCTGCCACTTAGGTATTCTTAACTCTCTGCCACCATAATTACTTTTCACATCACATACTACTGCTGTGTCTTTATATAGTAATGCAATATCATCAAATCGTTTTACCTTATCAAATTCCCATTGAAAAGGTTTCCCAAATTGTTTATGCACTATGTATTCTCCTGTAAATCCTAATATATCATATTCTAATGCTGACGCTGAACCTTGTTTCATACCAGCACCTTCCTTATGTTTCAAAAACTTCTCAGCATACTCTCTAATCTTTTGTTGTTCTATTTCTGTCAGGTGTATTACCATCTTCAAATACAGGTTTCCCTACATAACTTAAATCTTGTTCCCAAAGGTATAGTTTGTTTTCTGGGACATATTTCCTAATACTTCCATCAGGTCGTTTTTCCTTTATTACTCCCCACCTCTTGTCTGCATAAGGAGAATTGAACCTAAAGTTAACAGTTTGATATGATTTACTAAACATTTTACTTATTTCTGCTACTGTATATTGTTTCATTCTAATATAATAACATCAATTTAAGTTACTGTCTATGTTATCATCAAACTTTTCCTTATAGTGTAAACATATCTTGTCATATTCTCGCTTGTAATAGTCGGAAAACTCCTCTGGTGTAGGTGCTCTTTTAAGTTTCTGCTCTTGTAATCTCCATAAGATATCTCTAAACCTTTTGCTTGGAGATTTGTATTCTACTGCATCATTCTCAGGAAGATTTTTTAGTATTTCATCAACATCTATATCAGGAGTATCATTTCCTATTATAGTATCTGTTAAAACTATCACTGCTATATCTCCTCTGTGAGAATCAATTACTGCTATATCACTACTAGGTATTTCTAATAGTGAATC